TTATAAAGCCATAGGTCTTGTCCAGTACCAAGTTTTATTGCATGTGAGTCGTTAAAAAATAAATCACCCGTTACTTTTGCTCCATCACTCCTCGTCTCAAACTTCTTAGCTCCATCATACCATAAATCTACAGCTCCATTTTGTCTACAAACAACAGCGTCTTCATTGTTATTTGTATATAGGTTGATATTACCAGTATTCTTTATAGTTAAAGAACCATTTGTATTGGCAATAAAAGTTTCTGGACTTGAAGAATGGTATATTTCTAGATCATTCCCTGTTCCAAATCTAATCTTCTCGTTATCTAAGAGGTCGATTGGAGTTTTCAAACCTCTGTCATCAATTGTTGTTAATGCCATAGTTATTTAGCCTCCAATGCGGCGACTTTTGTTTCTAGTGTTTCGATTTTTGTAATTGCTTCTTGCAAGCTTGCCACTAAAAGAGGTACAAGTTTCGATTGATCAATCTGTTGCATTTCAGGTCCATCTTTCTCTCCAGTTATTGCCTCTGGTACGGCTGTTACTTCATGAGCAAAGAATCCATCTACTGTTGTAGAGGTATCAGTCTTAAAGTTAAATCTATAAGGTTTAAGTGTTTTTAATCTTGTAATTCCATCAGATATAGCTACTTCGTTTTCTTTTAATCTATAGTCAGAACTTGTGTTAAAAGATGTAGCACTAGCTGTCTGAGTAATAGAACCAACTTGTACTCCATCGTTTTTTACAAAGCGTACGGCTGTACCACTATCATTTGAATTTCTTAGATATATTCCAGCTACTATTGAAGCGTCATAATAAAACGATCCACGACCTTGAACATCAATACCATTAGCTTGTGTCTCAAACTTCTTAGAGCCGTTGTAATAGAGTAGTACCTCTGCATCTTTATTAAATGCAGCCATCATAATATCATCAGAGTCTTTAATATCAACTGCATTGTTACTTCTGATAACTAAAGCTCCCTGTCCTGCATCATCTATAAGGTTATTGGAACCCGTGTGGTAGATTTGTAGATCTCCATTATCTCCAAATTCAGCAACAACATTATCACTAAACTCAAGCTTACCAGCCGAACCGGAAGAACCATCCCACATGATTCTTGTTGTAGTTTCACCTGCTTTTGCAAAAATAAAATCACCTTTTACCTTAGTGTCTGCTCCATCTCCTGATGTAATAATTGCTCCCGTTGAAGTTGTCTCAAATTTCTTCGAGTTGTCGTAATAGAGTTCTACGGCTCCATTAGCTATAAATCTTGCACTTTGTTCACCTGCTTTAGGTCGAATTAATATTTCTTCAGTAGTCGAACTTGAATCACCTTGAATATATAAATTACCAGTATCATTTAAAAGGAATGAATTAGATCCATCATGGTAGATTTGTATATCATCACTAGCACCAGCCGTAAACTTGCCGTTATCAGGAACTCTTACCTCTCCACCGTGAGTTATTCGTAGTCTCTCTGCTGGTGTATCTGCTGCACTAGTTTTAAATACGAGAGCTTGGTTATTATTACCATCAGTATTTAAACCACTAATACTACAAGATCTGCTTCTATCTGTAGTGGTAGTAGGAGATAAATAGATTGTTTGTTCTGTTCCACTTGCACTAGTATCACTAGTTAGTTCAATACCATTTGCGACTGTTTGAAATTCTTTACTGTTGTCGTAATAGAGTTCTACGGCTCCGTCTGGAATTATTTTTATAGCATCGTCACCTGCACCATTGGCTTCAATAGTTAAATTACCAGTTTCATTTCTAATAAAAGAATGCGATCCACTATGCCACATCTTTAAATCACTACCATCTCCCAACTCAAATTGAGTGGCATCTGGCATTCTCACGCCCGAACTCGTTGTCTCTATTTTCTTTGAGTTGTCGTAATAGAGTTCTACGGCTCCGTTAGCAACAGCTTGGAAATATAACTCTGAATTATCTGCTTTTCTAAATCTAATATCATCACTTTCTATAAAGAAAGCACCACTACCAGAATTGTTTATATACGAAGAACCCCAACTACCATGATGATAAATCTCTAGATCATTCCCTGTCCCGAAACGTGCTTTTACATTATCGTTAAAGTCAACACCTGTTGCACCACCTACTCCAGCAGGTACAGCAGCCCATGTAAGACCACCTGCTGCACTTGATTTAGCAGTTAATACATAATCATTAGTAGGTGAATTATCTACTTTTAAGTTTGCTTCATCTACTACATCATCTGCAATAGTTAAAGCAGTTGCACCTGTTACTTCACCTGAGTGAGTAGCATTAGTAGTTTTAGCTGTGTTAGCTGCTATTTCTGTATTAATAGAGTTAGCAAGCTTATCAGCTGTAACTGCATCGTCGTTAATCTTAGCTGTAGTTACAACACCGTTATCAATCGTAAACGCTGCACCACTAGCAGATACTGTTATATCTCCATAATCTCCATCTCCAAGTGTTGCTCCACTAGCTCCAGCGTCAACGGCTGGTTCCCATCTACTGTTTGCATTAACCCATTTCAATACTTGTCCATCACTAGGAGTAGCAGTGTGGACATTGGCTAAATCAGCAAGGTTTTTAGTTGAAGTGACATCAGCATTACTAGCAACTGTTCCTAGTTTTGTTTTCTCTGCATCTGTATAAGCATTGGTATTTGATTCAGATTCATAGGCACTTTTAATTTCTGCTCCTGTCTGATCTGCTGTAGCAGAAGCTTCTATCCCAGAGAGCTTTGTTTTCTCTGCGTCTGTATAGGCGTTGGTATTACTATTATTTTCGTATGCAGTTTTTATCTCTCCATCAGTTTGATCAGCAGTAGCACTAGCTTCTATCGCATTTAACTTAGAGTGATCAGCATCTGTAAAGACATTGGAATCACTAGCTGCCTCTACTGCGGCTCTAATTTCTGCATTAGTTTGATCAGCAGTAGCATTAGCTTCTATAGCATTTAGCTTGCTATGGTCAGCATCAGTAAAGACATTACTATCAGACGCGGCTTCTACTGCAGCTCTAATCTCAGCATTGCTTTGATTAGCTGTAGCTCCAGCTTCTATACCATCTAATTTAGATCCATCTGTTGCTACGTCTCTACCGTCTACAGTTCCAGAAACAGTAATGTTTCCAGTAACGGTTGTAGCTCCAGCTGCAAGTGTTCCACTTGTTATTACAGCTTGAGAGCCAAAGTTAGGACTTACCTTTGTACCAGCTATAGCAGCTGAGGCATTGATATCAGCATTAACAATGCTACCGTCTATGATTTTTGAACTGTTAATAGCACTATCAGCTATATCTTCAGTTTGTATTATCTTTTCTTGTAGTTCATGAATACCGAATAAAGCTTGCTCTGTATTTGCATTTAGATCTGCAGCTCTGATAGAAGACCCTGCAGCGAATACTGCTTTAGGATCTTCATCACCTGATGTTTTACCTACGGTTGTTTCTCTATATACTCTTACCTTAGCTAAGTTTGCAGGTGCAGTAGTGAACTCTACTCTTGTATTAGCTGTATTTACTGTGTACCCACTTGTCTGGGTAACACCATCCACGGATACTTTTACATCTTCAGTTTTTAAAACAGGGTAGGTATATGTAAAGTTTTTATTACTACCATTCCCTGTATGATCATCATATGTTGCAGGCATGTTATTTGATTGTTATATATCACGGTGGTTTTTATTTGTAAATTGAAAGTAGATTTTGAGTACTTGTTTGACTACGAGATTGACTTGTTCTCAACTCAAGTGACTTTTGTTCTGCTATTAACTTCTGTACTTCTCCACTAGCACTTATTCTTGACCAAGCAATCTTTCTAGCATTCTCCATTATTTGCTTAATCCTTACGTTGTGGTAATAAGCTTTCATTGGATCTAGCTCTTTATTTATACCTCTGTTATCTCTCTTCATTTGATTTATAGAAGCAATAATCCTTGGGTCTCTAGCTAATGCATCTAACTGAGCCTCTATATTTTGATCACCTATAGCTTTTTGGAATAATGATCTAACTCTAGGAGAGTCAGACAAGTTAACTCCAGTAGGTGAGGAGAATGTTGATGTACGTCTATCGTAATTACTTTCAAAGAATAACTTTCTACCTGGACCTTGATCTAGGTTGAATTGAACAGGACTTATAGCATTAAACATACGAGTTGGGAAATCCCAGTCTCTTATTGGTTTACCATTAAGTAAATCAAATTTAGTAGGAAGCTCTTGTGGAGCTAATACCTCCATAAATAAGTTTCTATTTCTTAGTGCATCTCCTATACCAGAATTCAATTCCTTCATATAAGGATTGAATATTTTACCTAGTTCATTTCTTAACGATGATAATGGTACGGAGTTATTTAATAAGCTAGAAATTACTCTATTTTGTGAACCTTCTTGAAAAGTTAGAACTTCTGTAAATTGCTGTAATCCAGTTAAGTAGGACTTTGATGTTAACCCTTGAGCAACAATCATAGCCATTCTTTGAAACTGGTTTTCAGTCCACTCTTCACCCATTAATTTACTAGCATCACCTACATCAGCAACACTTGAAAGTAATAGGTTAAATGGTTCAAAAGAGTCGTAACCAACCCATACATCACCTATCTTTATACTTCTAGGTTTCCATCCTGAATCAATCCAAGCTTGTCTTTGTTTACGGTTTGGAGGACCATTACCTGTTAGACCACCATTCATAAAGTGAATGTTAGCCATAGTAATCATCCCACCACCTATTGCTAATCTTCCATTTTGTAATGCCTTAGCATTAGCCAACTCAGCAGCATTGGTAATTCCGTATTTAGCTACAGACTCTAAATTGTCAGGTGTAGCACGAGCTATATGATTAAATTCATCAACTACTAAGTTTAGTAATGGTGTGTGTTTTGCCGTTAGTGTTAGACCATTAACACCTGTTCTTGCAAATAGAAAGAAAGGTTTAGCCCATGGTGTTTCTTCAAATACTTTGTTTAGACCTTTAGCAAAGCCACTCATATCAGTGGTTAAGGTTGCCTCTTTCTTTGCATGTAAAGTTGCTGCATCAGCAATGTTTCCATCAGCATCTAAAATAGTTCCTAGAAATCTATTCTCTGCATCTTTTAGTAATTGAGGTGTTATCTCTGTGATAGTACCTTCGGTAAACTCATCCATAGCTAGGCGCATAGCCTTTTCTCTAGCTTTAGCTCTAACTAGAAGATGACCAAAAGCATCATCAGTAGCAGCCATGATCTTGGTTGAATAAGTTAAGAACTTATTATCATTCGCAGATCTAGCCATATTAGCTATGTTAAATGCTGCCTTATCACCAGCTGTTGCCGCACCACTGTTCTCTGTCCAATTGCGTAGCATGTCCCACTGTTGATCTCCTTTTGTATATTCAGAGAAACGTGATTGAATAGTTGCTATATCACCAGCCCAGTAAGAGTTAAGTTTAGTTTTAAATAAAGTAAACGCCTCTGGTAGAGTTTGAAGCATCGCATTCATTGATGCCATAGCAGCTCTTTGTGTAGCTCTATCACCAGATAAAGTTGCACCTAAAGCTGTTGATAATGGACGTAAGAAAGTAGCTGAACCTGTACCTAGAATTGCTCTGATTGAAGTTTTAGGACCACTTAATACGCTATTAATCATCACACCTTGCATCTCTTTTGCAAAGACACCTCTTTGTATCTGACCTTTAAAATCTCCACCTCTAATCTTGGCTTTCATATAAGCATCAAAATCCTCAAGGTTTCTGATGTTATTAGACATAGATACTGTTTCAAATATTGCTTTAAATAGATCATCATTATCACTTTCTCCAGCAATCTTGAAAGCTAATCTAAAGGAATCTATGGATTCTTGTATTTGGCTATCAACTACTTGATTAATTGCTCGTTGTTTACCAGCACCAAGGTTTCTAAAGTCTTGAGATCTGACAGCTTTAGCACGTTTTATATGAGTTAAACCAACAATGATTTTGTCGTATAAAGCTTTAGCAGGACCATCTACATCAGCAAGGTCAGCTATATCAATTAATTCTCTACCAACCACACCCATATCTCTAATCTCTTTTATTAGAGAACCAATGATTAAATCACCTGCTACAACGTCTCCAGTCTGCCAAACATCAATACCTTGAATCGTGTCTTTACCTAAATTAAATTCAGACCAAAACTCTTCAGCACTTAAGTCAGAAGTATTTCTACCTTCTATTACTTTTCTAGCTCTTTCAAGAGAATCACCCCAGACTTCACCAATAGTTTTACCAGCAGCCTTAGCCTTAGCTATCTCATCTTGTATGCGAGCATCGCTCATAAAGTCTTTTAGGACTTCTTTAACTTGTTCAGTTGCCATACCTGATGACATACTTGTGCGATCAAGTTGAACAGGTGTGTATAAAGAATCGGTAGAACCTACCTCTGCACCCCATTCATTATCAATACGTCCTAACTGCCTTCTTACATCATAAGGTTTCCCATTTGATGTAGGTGCAGCTTGCCATTTACTAGATATAGGTTTGTTTTTATATGCTCCATAACCTCTTAAGGTTTGGGCTTCTAATCTAGCTTTTTCTACAATTTGTTCTTTTACACTGGTTTCTCTAGCAATAGCCTTATCTAAAGCCTCGCTTCCACCATCAGTAACTGTTTGCTTTTTACCTTTACCCTTTACAACTCTTCTACCTTTACCAATTAAAATTGTAGCTCCATCAAATAAAGCACCAATACCCATACCTTCTACGACATTCTTCAATGTCTTCATAGCTGGGTGATCTTCATCATTGGTAGTTATAGGAGTATCTATAAATCCATACCTATCTCTAAGTATCTGTAGACCATTATCATCTTGAGAATATTTAGAAATAGTATCTGATGCAGCACCAATAGCTGCACCTTTAGCGAGCGTTGCACTAGCTCCAGATAAACCTCCAAACAATGCACCTGCGCCTACTGCCTTAGCAGTTGGAATAATCGCAGCAGCAAGAGTACCAAAATGAACAAGGCTTCTTAAAGCACCTCCCCACCATGTAGTCGTCTCTATTGGATCTTCATCATTTACAAACCAGTCATCCCACTCAGCTCCATAACCATCATCTGTTTTACCCTCCTCAACCATCTCTCCACTAAACATGTCAAATGCACGTTCAGGGAGAGTGACAACTGAGGATGCAGTATCTTGGATACCACCTCCGAAAGCAGATTGAAGTTCTTTAACAACACCTCTAAAGCCTCCACCACCCTCTTGTTTACGAGGATCATCAGCTTCCAATTGTGCTTGTTCTTGAGCTTGTTGTAGTTGTAGAGCTTGCTCCTCCCTTAGAAGGTTACGTTGCTCTTCCTCATTAATATGTTCACCTAGATCCGCAGCTGATGACAGCATAGAATCAGTGTCAATCAGATTCGGATCGAATCCAGAATTCATTTTATTACCTTAGTAATGTTTACTTTCTGCTTAAAATATTTTCCTGTGGACGTAGATCAAATTCTCTATTACCCTCGTACTCTTTACGGAATTTACCTTTCACTGGACTTGGTACCCAATCTCTACCATTCCAAATAACATATGGTGTATCAGTATTTTTAGCCGTTGTCTTATACCATTCTCCTGGTCTTGGTGCGCCCTCTTTATTAATTGGTTCATCACCACCAAAGAATGTAGTCCTTAGATCAGCACTCGTACCGTCAAATGGTTTGTAGTAGCCATCTTGATCCATGAAATCGTTAACAGGACCATAGTATTTCTGACCTTCTGTGTTTCTTGTAGTGCTATATATCCAGTTCTCACCATCGTAAACAGCATATCCAATCCTAAAGGCTCCAGGTAACTCTTTCCAATCACCTACTCTTGGTTCAAGTGCACCTAGTGTATGAATATCTCCAGAGGCAATTCCTTCCTCTTGTACTTGTTGTGGTGTTTGGAGTAGTGGTATATCTGTAGTCTCTGGGAGTAGATGTTCAATTTCATCATAGGCAATGATTTTATCATCCCTAAATGCCTCAATCTTTGCTCTGATGACTCGACCTCTATCAGGATGGAACTTTAATAACCTAAGAGTTTTACCATTATCTAATTCATATATTTGCTTATCGAATTCATTCATAGGAACTTCACCACCTTTTGAGATGGCAACTTGAGCATTTTGTAAATCCCTAGCAGTTACATATTTACCATTAACTTTTTTCTGATTCCTCATTATTTGCTTATAAAAGTGCTGTACCTCATTGGGGTTTTCCATAGCAGCTTTTAAAGCCTCTTCAGATCCTGGTATGACTTGAGTTAATACACTATTTGGAAATAGACCAACATACTCCTTTGCTACTTGTAGCTGTTTGGAATAGGTGTTGTCATAACTGATTCCTTGGTCTAATAGTTTTTTATAGTGACCATTATCAATTTTTGTATATACTCTTGCTTTAGCCTTCTCTAAAGCTACAGCTCTATTTGGTTCATTTCCATATTCTTCAGCAAACATTATTCTTAAATCACCTTCAGCAAGATTTAAAATCTCAGCTTGATCATTACTTGTATATGTAGCTAATTCTGGATGACTTTCTAATCTAGTTTTAAAGAATTCAGTTTTTATTTTGCTTGAATCATCTGAGCTTAAGCTCCATTCATTAGATGTATCTACTCTGGATTTCCATAGTGCAAAGACATCAGCATCGACTATCCCGTTTAAATCAGAAAGTTGAATTGATTCTGAATTAACAAACATTTCTGTTAACCTGTCAACGACTCTGTTTTGCTCTTTATCCTCTTGAGTTATTGCACCTGTTATTATTTGCGAAAGGTTAGTTCCATCAAGTCCTAATTCTTCTATCTTCTGTTGTTTTTGAGCACGTGTAGGGAAAGTACCAGTTTCTTCAATAATCCCAGCTTCCCAATTCTTATACTCTATATCCTTTTCTATAGATTTTATTTTTAGTTTGTCTTCCTCTTGCTGTAGATTTTTTACCTGAGCATCATGTATTACGTCATCCCAATTAGCATCATCAAAAATTCTTGAATGGATTTTTTTTAGCTCTTCTGTTTTACCTTGTTTTCCGAAGTGTTCTAAAAGTATAGATGGAAGTTTCTGTGCCTGAGCTGGGCTAAGTTCACCAGAACCCACGGCTTGAGCAACATAGTCTATAAGTCTTTTTAAACCACCTGAAAACTTTTCATCTACTTTAAATTCATCTACTAACTGCAAAACATCTGACTTTAAGGTTTCACCATCTGTAGCTTTAAACACACCAACTACTCTTAGGTAGTTTTCTTTCTCTAGGTTTGTTTTTGCTCTAGTAAAATCTGCTTGTATAGCCTCGTTAATCTTGCCTTCTCTAAATTGAGTTAATGCATTTGAATAAGAATCAATTAAAGCTTGTGGCACACCATCCTTCTTATATGCTTCTACCTTTCCTGCTCGAAATGCTGTTGTGGCATCAAACATTTCTTGTCTACTCATAGACTCCCAATTAGGATTTGCCTCTTGAAAATCTTTATCAAAATTCGCAATATCGTTATACTGAATACCTTGCTTTAAAAATCCAAATCTACCTTTTCTATACTCTGATCTAGTCATTAGACGAGTAGCTTCTAATAACTCTCCGTCAGCTTCAGCCTCCTTTGCTTGTTCTAATTTTTCCTTATAATCCTTAAGCAATAATTCATTACCTTTCTTATATAACTTATTAGCTAACGCTACTTCCTCTGCATTATAACCACTATCGTCTGCAAAAAGAGTTTGTTTTTTTTGACTATCTATTTTTATTTGTTGATGAACTTGTGCAGCAGTTTTTGAAAACTTAGCTGCAGCAACTATCATCTTGACAGGCATTCCGGCTTGTTGAATTCTGGTGGCATCGTTTCTTCTTTCTGCCTCTTCTCTCTTTTCAAACCCTTCGTTAATTTTCTGATACTGTTTTTCTAATTCTGAAGCATAATCAGGTGCTTCATAAAAATCTAAGTTTCCATATACCATAGTCATACCTCCTTAAATGTAACGTCGATTAAGCTATAGTTGACACGGTAGTAACCATCATTATCACGTATTACAGCTTGAGGTACGACCTTAATAACCTCATCTGCCATAGCTCCAATATATTGTTTAGCTTTACCAATGTAGTTAAATTTATAAATATTTAAACCAGAAATAGATTCACCTATTTTATTGATGTTTTCTTTTAAACGTTTATCACTAGCTTTAAATCCTGCATATGCACTACCTACAGCACCAGCTATAGATAACGCATCCATGAATGCTGCAGCTCCAACATTCTGCATAACAGGTTGTGGCGGTGCTACATCGGGTATTGGTTGGAAAGCTACTTTTGCGAAAGCATCTTTCTTAAACGCATCAGCCGCACCTCTAGCTTTAGCAGTATCTTCTCTTAATTTATAGTCATTTTGTTTAAGAGCATAAGCTATACCAGCTAGGTCTCTACCATAAGCAGCCTTATCTAAACCTACAGCTCTACCAACTGATCTACCTGTCCTACCTTTAGCAAGTGCATTAAGAGCCTCGCTATCTTGTAGCATTTCAATGTATTTTTGTTGGGTTTGAAGTTCAGCTTCAGCTCTTTCTTCCTGACGTTCACGCTCTGCTTTTTGATACTGAGCTTGAGCTGCAAACTCAGCATTTTCTGTATTTAATTCATATTGAACTTGTTTTTGTTGATAGACATTTAGATTTTGCATCCATTGTCTTTCACGTCGATCAATATCAAATTGATATTGTCTTGTAGCAGCCTTATTAGCTGCTCTTGCTTGCGCTCCTAAACACACGGCAAAACTCTATAAAGGATAATTTGTTTGGACCAAACTCAACTTCACGGAGGAACTTGAATCCAAGGAATTTAAGTAGCTTTAAATGGACAGTGTTTCGTTTATCAACGACGTTCCACAGCAACTTATCTTGTTGTCTTTCGACGTAACGTTTTGCTTCTCTGGCAAACGTTAGTGGATATTCATGTATAGCGGGTGTGCATAGCATCCAGATCAAACCACCAGGGTCTACTCCAGCCATTCCAGCAGTCTTGCCGTTAGGCACTGTGAAGTACACACAGGAGGGCTTCTGAACTGCATCTATCAATGCTTCTGTTGGATCTATACCATGTCCCTCTTCGACCTCTCTACGGTCTTCTGAACGTAAATTAGAGGCTACATATTTAGCAGCCTCTAACGTTACTGGGTGTATGTAATTAGACATTCTTATAATATCTATCTGTCCAGTCTCCCTCCCATGTCATTGAATGAATTGTGGCAGGTGATGGATGAGTTGATTTAAGTATTAGTGTTGTATTTATATTGCGATCATATATAGGTATAGTTTTTGAAGACTCTGTATAGAAAGCTGCAGTATTAGCATCATAGTTATCAGCTAAAGGTGATTCATGTAGTTCTTCATAGTCTGGTTTTCCTATACGTTTTAAAATAGTTTTGTATAAACCATTAGCTCCTAAATTTAATTTAACTCTATGCAGTACTAAAGAAGCTCTTGTATCTGAAGTGGTAGTAGTCCCTTCTGTTTTCTTTGTATAAAATCTTGGAAACTCTACTTGCATATCAAATAGATATCCAAGGATATATGTTCCATTAGACCAATCACCAGTTATCTCTAAGTTACTTCCATTAACTGTTACTTCTGCATACCTAGTAATATTTGTACCGTTATCTTCAATAATAGCTAATTGATTACTACCTTCAAACCCTGATGGTTTGCTAAATGTTGTTTTATCAGTAGTAGAGTTATATGCATTAGAAGCTATAGTTACTGTTTCACTATTATCTAAATGTATTCTAAATTCATCAGTACCAGACGTAATTAAATCAGTTGAAGTTTCACGTTTTAAATCAAATCTAAGCATCTGATCTTTAGAGTTATTTCTAACAACTACATATAAAGCATCATCTAATACACAGTGAGTTTGAATTAAACCTTGTAACTCCCACGTAAACCAAGCTTGTTGTAATCGCTCTCCAGCTACAGAAAAATATCTATAACCGAATAAGGTAGAAGTTCCTTTCTCACTAAAAAATAAAACACCATTCTCTTTTGAATTAGAGATTTGTGTAACGTTATTATTTAATAACCTACTAACAACTTTACTTTGATCAAGAACTTGTGGCTCACCTTCTCTACTTACTTGCGTCATTTCCCATAACCTGCTGTATTTACCAGCATTATCTAAGAAAGCAATAGTTGTACCAAGAGAAATTGGATTAGTAGTATGATTAAAATTATATGAAGCAATAGTATTAACTTTTGCTGTTAAAGGACTAAGTACATCACTATCTGTAGCAAGTAAGAATTGCTGGTTTTTAGTAAATAAAACAAGACCACTATTAGTTTGAATACCATCAAATATTATTGCAGGAAATTCAGAACTACATGAAATATCAATAACATCTGTTGGTGTACTTGTAAGAGCTGTTTTAGCCCAGAAGTTATAAAAATCGCCAGCTTGAGACATGATGATATTTTCATCACTTAACATGATGAGTCTGTTTCTCCAGAACATCATCTTATTTATAGTCTTACCTACAAAACTTGCTCTGGGATTTGTTCCATCTTCATCTGTATCTCCAACAAGTGCATTTTCCCAATCAATTTGAGATATTTTAAACCAACCATTTGCATGGGTATTCCCACTCTGATCTTGTGTAGTACTACTTTGCCGAACTATTTGTATTGGTAGTGTAGCTTTATCGTATTCAATATTTGTACCAGGTTTTGCACACTCTTCCCATACACCATTACCATCTCTATCATTATCTCCAAAGAATTTTACATAGTAATCATCTTCCTCAGCTTCACTATTAGCTACCTTAACTACATACCCATGTTTACATTGATTAGGTAGTTCAGTTACATCTTTCACAGAATCAGTGAAAACATTTAGAAGTTCATCTACAGGAGTAGTTAAGTTAAAGGAACCTGATCCTCTAGTTATATAGATACCATTACCTATTTGTTGTACATTAGAATCAGTAAAACTTGAAGTTGCTGCAATATCTGTACGCAAAGCACCTAAAATACTCTCTGCAGTTACTGTTGTTTTTGTATCGAATGAAGTAGGAATAGGTCTGATCAATCCTAAATTTGCTTGGACTTGAGACGAACTTACCTCATCAATAGTTATCTGCATACTACAACCCTTAAACCCAACTTCTATAACTTGACCTGCTGTCCAACCTTCTCCACCATAAAGTAAATCTATAGTTGGTTGATAACGTCCATAGTATGTAGGTGTATCATCGTTTGGATGTGGTACAGACTGACCAGTTGTTGTAATACGGAAATATAAATTCTTTTTATTATTAGCACTACCATTTACCCCTGCAACTACTTGAGTCGCACTGTGGGTAGTTTGTGCTGTCCCACCGTCACTAGCTGATTTTATTACACTAGCAACTACTGATTGAGCACCTCCCTCTTTATAAACTAATCGAAACTCAGTTCCATAAGAAATCTCATCCTTAACATCAACCTTTTGAGATACTGTACCGATTGTAAATTTTAATTTGTGATAATCAGGATGGTTTCTAAATGCTTCAGCAACCTTTTCAACGTTTTCATGAGCAGCACTACCAATATCAACCTGTCTTGATAATGTTGTTGTACCATCTGTGATCCTATACCAACCATCAGGTAGTTCTCCTGATCCAAAATCTATTTTATGTACTGCTGGAATCCCATTGATATTAAATATCTTTGTACCAACGTTAGGTAACATTGGATCATAACCAATGTTTATACCCTCAACAGTCACACGTGTTGCTGTAGTAACTGTGTTTATAAGTGTATTGTCAAATAAATTTAATGAATACTGATTTGCATAAGCTACTTTCTTTAGTTCAATATAAGCCTCTGGAGGTCTAGTTGGTTCTACTGTTGAACTCATAGCAGTAGTTTTAGTACGATTAGTTACATATGTAAAATCGTTTAAAGTTAATGTTTGTAGATCTTCATCTGTAGTGTGTTGTAGATAACTCAAAAGAGCACTGTTCTGAGATGAAAGGTTTTCAACATGCATCTCAACACCATCACTACATCTCCATATCCGAACCTTTCCATCATCAGCATGTCCATTTCTTCTGATGATTTGACCTATATATTGTTCAGTTTCATCTCGGTAATAATGAAACCATCTACCTGTTGTATATGAATTGTTAGTTCCATCACTTAAGGATTTAACTAGCTGACCACCTGGACGTTTTAGTAAACCACCTGTAGTTACATCAGGTAATACATTCTTAGCTTCAGTAACTTGTCCAGGTACTTTTAGTGCGTCAGGTTGTTGTGATATCCCTCCAGTAAATGAACTAATAGTTTGAGTAATGCTTGTCATTATCTATTAAGTACTGAGAACGGTGTATATGATCTATAACCAGATTGATGTGGAAGGTTAAAGAATGATGGATCTCCTTTATCACATTCGTATTCAATACATGCAGCTCTAGTTTTAGCTTCATCTTGTCTTAGTAACTCGACAAGTTGTGGATTAGATACTAATTGTGCAGCGGCTCTTACAGCTGCTCTATAGGTTATATATCTTTGAAAGACATTTGGTATATCTGAAAATGCATATAGGGTTACAACATCTACAGAGACATCACTATCAAACTCATCTGTATGATCAACTAAGTCATACAATCTACCATTTCTTGTAACTACATCTGAGTTCTTATTTGATAGACCATCATGGATGTCATACCTTAAAGTATTTGTTGGTAGAGTTACATGTTTATTTGCATCAGGACTAGCTGTTACATGATATTCAGTATTAAAATGCCAACCTTCATTTTGCACATCCTTATTAACTTCAGTAAGAATATTATATATAAATGATATTTCTGGGTTAGTAAAATTAAGGGTGGTTATTGGAGATTGACCGATGGCTCCCAGTATTGAATTGACTGCGGATAATTCGGTATCGAGTTCAGTTGTTGTGGTAGCCATGAAAAATTTTTGGTAAAAAAAAAGGGAGCCATAAAGACTCCCATATATAAATTATGTGAAACTTGCGTTTGAAACAGCAGTGTTATTGAAGTTAGAAGAAACGTCAATACCAGCTACGAGTTCAACTGCACAAGCAGGATTTAAGAAGTCAGCTCCCATTGCCAACCTACCTAGAATTACGTCTCCTTGGTAAACCACTGAAACGTCACCAGAGGTAACTTGTACTTGAGGTCCGATAGCTTCTACAACACCAGCAGCTTCTTTCTGGAAAATCAATCCACAGCTATTAGCAAACTTAGCAGCTGTACCATAGTTGTTGATTGTTTTCTGAGTGTTACTGTTTGATGGAGTAGTCTTAGCATCCTGATCACCCATTGCTTCACCAACGAAATCACCTTCATTATCATTTGAAGCACGTGGATTCATATCAGTCTTAGTACCAAACTTACCAAAGAACGGAATGTTCATTGACTTGAATATCTTGATACCAGCGATTTCTATGATGCCATTACCAGACTGAAGAGCTGT